AACTTTGTATTGCAAAAGATGACGGAGAGCGTAGTTACAATGCACAAAAAGCAAAAGCAGAAGCATCAGATTCATATCAAGAAATGTGGTTTGAGCTTGCAGCTGCAAAAGCAGGCTTGGAAGCATTAAAAATTGAAGAGCAAGCAGTTAATATGGACTTTGAAGAATGGAGGACAAGAATGGCAAACTTAAGAGCAGAGAGGAGTAGATATGGAGCATAAAGATTTTGAAAGTTTTTGTGGATTTATGCATCAAGAACACCTGATTGAGGTAAGAAGAGAGAGTAATTACAAGGACTTTGGAAAGCCTTATAATGAATATGTTTTAGGTAATTTAAATTTTCTATACCAGGCATATGAAAAGCAGATCAGCAAACAAAAAAGAAAAAAACTGGATGGACTCGGTTTCACAGATGGGGTGCATAGTATGTAAATTGCACTACGATTGTTTTACGCCAGCTGAGATCCATCATATTTCTGGAAAAACCAAGCCTGGGGCACACCTAAAAACAATTGGATTGTGTTACAGGCATCACAGAGAAGGCGTAAATAATGAGATGTATGTATCAAGACATCCAAACAAAAGAGAGTTTGAAAAAAGATACGGAACAGAAGAATATTTATTAGAGAAAACAAAGGAATTAATATGAGTCAGCCACAAAGTCATCAAAGAATTTATCAGGGTTTGGATTCGGGAAAAATAAAAAAATTACAAAAAATAAAAAAAGCACAAACAGAAATTAGTCAAAGAAAAAGCAAAGAAAATGCCTGAAAAATTTAAACCAAGTGAGAAGATAAGAGACAAACAAACAGGTAAAGTTTTTACCAGGCACTACTATTTAAAAAATACGCCTATGGCAGAGCTTGAGAAGATTGTTAACTCACAAGCCAGACCTAAGCTAAGAATAAAATGTGCCAGAGAAATCCAAAGGAGGAAAAATGCTTATGAATTATTTACTAAACGCTCTGATAGATAAACTTGAAGGAGAAGTAAAAATGCACAAAGCCAACATCATGGTTTACATGGATAATCCCACAGGTATTGGTGATCATCCTGGAGTAATCCAAGCTATTGAAATGGAAGTAGAAAAGATGGCTGAAGCACAAGAAAAAATCGACATAATTAAAAAGAATTTCTGTGCCTAAAAAAGATCAAATAAATCCTGATCACTACAAGGCTGGAGAGGTTGAATGCATAGATGCCCTGGAAACTGTTGCCTCGTTAAATCCTGAGAACAAAGAGGTGGTATCTCAATGTAATGCTATTAAATATTTATGGAGATATAACAACAAGCATGATGATCCTTTAACAGATCTATATAAGTCTAGATGGTATTTAACCAGGCTTATTGAATTAGTAGAGAAGAGACTTGAAAAAAATTGATAGAAGATCTTTGATTGAAAGTATGACTGATACTTTTATTGGACTAACTATAAATTTTCCATTGTCATGGTTCGTTGTTTATCTTGTTTTGCTTTTCTCTGACGATGCTTTGGTGATAAGTTTGTGGACAACTGGGGTCCTTACAATAACAGCAATCATAAGAAGATACTTAACCAGGGTGTATTTTAAAAACAATGAAACACCGAAGACCTGATGGCAGTCCAGACACACTCACATATTCTTTTGAGATTAGTAAAATTAAAAGTCATAAGGAGCGTATGTTGTATATGTCTGACTTAGATGAAAAATTTCATGATCTGGTGTATCTTGTATGTATGCAGATGGGTCTTCCTCAGACTATCGCTGACCTCCCAACTCGGGAAGAAAGAAAAAAAGCCTGGGAAGAATTACCTGAGCACAATAGAACATTTAAAGGCATGAAAGATATGGTATATCATCGTGTTGTAAGAATATTTAAGGAAGCAAAATGAAAGGCGTAAATCATTATAAAAAAGATGGCACACTTCACAAAGGTGGCACACATAAAATGCCAGACGGTAGCTTGCACTCTGGCAAAAATCATTCAAGATCTAGCGTAAAGCTATTTCATTACAATGAGCTTTCCAAAAAGGCTCAAGCAAAAGCTAGAACATTTTGGGGTAAATAATGAAGGCAATGAAGCTAACAAAAGTCAACAAACCAATACCAACAAAAAAAGGCGGACTGGGAAGAAACATTCATGTTCATTCTGGTCATGTCCTTGGATGTGGTAAAAACATGAGGAGGAAATAATGGGCTACGGAAAAATGAAAGGTTACGGTAAATCAAAACCTAAAAAGAAAAAAAAGTCTAAAGGCAAGAAAAAATAATGCCTGGTAAAAGAAAATTTAAAAAGGTTCCAAAGACTAGGGGTGGCGTACCTAAAAAATATGTTCGTGGATCTAAAAATCCAAAGAAGGCTGAAGCTGAAATAAAAAGAACAGCCAGGCTATATAGACAGGGTAAACTTACACCAGCTATGATGGATAAAATATCAAAACAGAGGGCTAAAGATGCCAAGCGTAAAAAGAAAAAAAGGAAAAAGTAAAGCAAAAAAAAGCATGGGTAGATATTCATCTATCCCAGGTGCTGGTCGTTTTGCAAAATCAACACTTGATAAAGTTTATAAAAGAGGTCTGGGTGCATATTATTCATCTGGATCAAGAAGAGTTTCAGCTCACGCCTGGGCAATGGGAAGGGTAAAGTCTTTTGTTTCTGGCAAAGGCGGAGCAAGAAAAGCTGACAAGGACCTGCTAGGCGGGAAAAAAAAGAAATAAATGAAACTTATAACACATTATAATTACAATCAATGGTACAATCATGGCTAAAGCATCCGATGCAAAAAGAGTAAAGAACGGAGTCATGTATAGAGGCAAACTCTATCCTGGTTTTAACAAGCCAAAAAGATATACAGGCTCTGGCAAATTCAAGAAAGAGGTTCTAGCTAAGAAAGGTGATAAGATCAAGGTTGTCAGGTATGGTCATAAAGACTATAAGCATAATTATTCTAGTGAGGCTAGGAGGGATTATCTACGAAGGTCTGCTGGTATACGAAATAAATCAGGGAGGCTTACGAAGGACGACAAATTCAGTTCTAACTATTGGGCTAGAAGGGACCTCTGGAACGCATGAAGATCTTTATTACAGAGTATGAGCAGAACGGAAAAATTTATACTGGTCCATACATCTGTGCTCCCAGCTGGGATGTAGCTGAGTCAGCCGCTGAATCTGTTGGATTTACTGTTGTTGGAGAGCTCCAGGATTTAATACCAACTGATCGAAGTCATTATCTTGATTATTTAATCAACGATCCTACCATCCATTGATGAATGCTTTTATACACAGAAAAACAATTACTTGAGGCTTACAAAGAATATGTAAAATCTTTCAAACATACTCCAAAATTGCAGATCCCAACTATCGAACAGTTTAGACCAATTTATGAGGAGTTCTGGACAGATTACTATGAACAAAAAAGAACAATTAATTAAGCTTATAAATGATCAAGGATATTCCAGGGCGGATGTAAGATGGGTGCCAAAAAATCCCTACGGTAAAAAATCAAAACTCAATGGATGGATTTTTAAATTAGATGGTGATGAATGGAAAAAACTAGGTAATAATTTTGAGGAAGCTGTCAAAGAAATTAGTTTACTGTAGATCTAAAATAATTCCTGAAACAATTGATATTGCTTTCATTGCTTGGCGGATATCATCTTCACTTAAATCTTCTGAATAACCTTTTAAAATTGTAGGATCCTGATAATCAATCTTTTGATCTCTTTTCAGTTCTTGGGCTACTTTTTGGATGGCTTCTTTCATTAACATAGGACTTAAAATCTTACCTGAAAATTAAATTAAAAACAGTCTTGACAAACAAAAAAAGCGGACCAAAGCCCGCTCTTTTTAGAAATGTAAATTTTATTTTGCTTGCACCTCCTTTCCCTCTATAACTCCTGCTTCAATTAATCTTGTTGCTGTTCTTCCGAACCATCCCTGTAGTTTCCAGGCTAATCCTGTATCAACTAAGTGTTGCCAAGCTTCTATAACCTGCTCTTCACTCTCAGATGGTTCAAAGCCCTCTGCAATCCCAATCGCTAAATAATCATTCATAGTGACTTCACCTTTTAATTGTTGTTTCATATTACCTCCTTATAAAATTATTAAAGAAACAATGACAAGTACCAAAGCGAAAGGCTTCAATACATACCAATTTATTCTAAACAAAAGACTTTCATTGCATTGTCTAGCAAAGTCTTGTTTGAATAGTTTCCATTCATTTTTAAGTTTAATCATTTTCACTCCTAGCCTTGCGGCTGTTATTTTGTGTTGGACCCATTGTCCTGCACTAGACTCCCCGTGAGGGGAGTTTCGATCAATCAGATCATCATCAGTAGTGCTATGCTGCCTGTTTGTCCTCCTGCTTCTCTTGAAGCTTGTAGAGGAAGTCTACTGCCTTCTGAGCTTGAGAGAATGCTTTGATCATTGCCTTCTCGTCATTCTGAATAACAGATATCCAGTTATTGAGATATTTAGCATGATCCTCTCTAACAGTCTTCTCTATATTCAGAGAGTTAGATAGGAATGCTGATCCTATCTCAGCTACAAGCTCTTCTTTAGCGTAAGACTCTGAGTTCATACCACCTGACATATCTCTCTTCATTCTTTTGTCTGATCCAGTCCAATGTGTAAGCTCATGTAACAATGTTGAATAATAAGCAACATCAGAATCAAAAGCTTTGATATCAGGCATACCAATGTAATCTTCAGCTGGTGAATAAAAACATCTAGCCCCACCAGTCTTGATTCTAGCCCTGGTGTTGAACACAAATTTCTCAATGTTTGCTCTGATTTTTTTTGTCAACTCTCTCTTGTGATTCTTGTTGGATGTGTTGGATGTCTTGGACTCATATCCTTCAACCTGATCACCGTTGAATACCCAGTAAACTTTCCAAAGAAAAACCTGT